AGGGGCTATGGGTTGGTATAATACAAAAACTCAGGTTATCCGTTCGGGGAATTGGGGTGATATTCGCACACTATCTCATGAATTAGGGCATCACATTGATAATTTATATGGATTTAGTGATGAACATAATTCGATAGGATTACAAGCCGCTATTGATAAAGATTTATTGGGACAAGTACGCCAACGGTTTGGTAATGCGTATAATCATTTGAATAGACAAGGCATACGACAAGAAGGGTTTGCCGAATTTTTTAATGATTATATTGGAGATAGAGCAAGAGCCAAAAAGTTATTTCCTACTTTTTATAATTACTTCAAAGAAACTATTAAAAATGATAAGGAACTTAATGCGGCTGTTGATAAACTATCTAACGTTACTCATAAATGGTTTAACCAATCTAGTGCCAACCGTATCAAAGGTTCTATTTCATTTGAACGTACCTCTAAAGCAGAACGTATCATTACGGATGCTAAAGACGGTAATATTAAAGATACCATTAAACGTGTAGCAAGTGATGTCTATACAAAAGCTATTGACGAACTCAATCCATTGCGTGAAATGGTTGAGGAAGTGGAACATATCACAGGTGAAAAAGTAGCATTTAAAGATAATCCGTTTATGCAAGCGTGGTTGTTTCGTGGTTGGGTAGGAAAAGCAGAAGAATTTATAAAGCGCGGGAGACCTGAAAAGGGTATTCGCTCATTTGAGGATATTATTAAGGATATACCTCAAAAAGAGCATAAAGATTTTAGCGCCTACCTTGTAGCGCTACATGATTTAGACCTACACCGTAATGGACAAATGGCTACATTTACATTGAAGGAGGATTTAGCGACCGTTAAGCAGTACGAAAAAAATCCTACATTCAAAAGTGCTGCTAAAGATATTCACCGTTTTCAAGATTATATGCTTGCAGAACTTGTTAATAATGGGATATTAAAGGTAGAAACATACCATTTATTGAGATATAAATACCCTAATTACGTCCCATTTTTCCGTGATTTTTCGGCAGAGAGTATGGATGGGTTCTTTTCTAGTTCTAAAGGGTTTGTTAATGTAGCTAATCCTATTAAACGCTTCAAAGGTAGTACACGTGATATTATTGATCCGTTAGAAAGTATCGTAAAAAACACATACCAATTCTACAATGCAATCGAGCGAAATCACGTAGGCGTTACCTTTGCCAAGTTAGCAAAAAAACCGGGAATAGGAACCATTGTCGAAGAGGTCAGAGGTGATAGACCTGCAAAATCTACTGACAATACATTTTCTGTTTGGGTTAAAGGGAAAAAGGTTGTATATGAAACAACTCCAGAATTAGCGCAAACAATGAAAATGATGAATAAGGATACAAGCAATTTTATAACAAAAATATTGCAGTATCCGGCTAGTTGGTTACGTGCTGGTTCTACTGTTACCGCTGGCTTTGCTATCACAAATGCCTTGCGTGATACCATTTCAGCCGGTGTATTCTCTAAACATGGCTTTTTGCCTGTAGTTGATACATTTAAAGGGTTAGCGCATTTCTTAAAGAAAGACCAATTATATTGGGATTACGTCAAAAGCGGTGGCGCTCATGCTGCTATGGTAAGCCTTGACAGAGACTATTTGAGCGGACATTTAAGAGAATTATTTTCTCGTAAATCCACATTGTCTAAAGTTGCAAGAAACCCTATGGAAGTGTTGCGTGCTATATCGGAAGCGACAGAAGTGGCTACCCGTTTAGGTGAATTTAGCAACGCTATAAAAGGGTATACAGGGTTATACAGTCGTTTAACAAAAACCAATTTAAACCCTAAATCATTAGGCGAAGCATCTATTGCAAGCCGTGATATTACGATTGATTTCAGCCGTACCGGTACACACACTAAAACTGCAAATAAAGTTGTAGCGTTCTTTAATGCGACTATCCAAGGCGGCGACAAATTAGTACGTGCATGGCGTGATGATCCGAAAGGTATGACGATTAAATCTACTTTATTTATTACCTTACCCACAATAGCATTATGGTATTTGAATAAAGATAATTCGGCATATCAAGAGTTGCCACAATGGGAAAAAGATACATTCTTCCATATTCCAGCTGGTGATAAATTTGTAAAAATACCTAAGCCGTTTGAATTAGGGTTATTATACGGTACTACATTTGAGCGTATGTTACAGTATTTTGACGATAAATCAACAGGCAAAAACGGAGTCGGTTTTAAAGGTTTAGGCGACAGAGCGATCGATACATTATTGCCGGATGTATTACCTACGGCTTTATCTCCGATTTGGGAATGGTGGAGTAATTACTCTAAATTCAGACAAAGAAATATTGTACCTCAATCCCAAGAAAAACTACCAGATAAACTACAGTACGGATCTAATACATCTATGGTGGCTCGTAAAATTGGCGACACATTCAACGTATCACCGTATAAGGTAGATAATACAATTATGGGTTATGGTGGCAACCTTGCACGATTAGGCTTAGACATAACGGATGCGATTAGTGGTGCAAATGAAAAACGCCCTACCAAAGGCGTAACAGAGTTACCGGAAATCCGCCGTTTCTTTGCTAAACCATATCAAAGTAGTGATAGCGTGCAACGTGTCTATGATGATTTTAAGGAGCAAGAAAAACTTCATAATGAACTAAAACTTACAGGGCAGAGACCGGAAGGCTATGACCCTAAGTTATACAATAAATTGAAGAATGCACAAAATTCATTTAAGGCTATTAATAAAGCATCGAAGAAAATTATTGATAGCGAAACCATGTCTAGCGATACAAAGAGGGAAAAGTTAGACAAACTAAATATTCAAAAAGCCAATGTAGCAAGAGGGGTATATGGCTTAGGGATTATAAAGGAGTAATAATGCAAATAGTGTTAGATTTCTTGATTGATAGTTGGAATTCTCTTACAAGTAGCTTTATCTTAAAAACAATATTGAGCAGCGTTGCTGCGTTGGCTATATGGGTGATTGGTTTAAAACACGTTCAAATATTGGGCGTGTTTATTTTATTGGTATTCGTAGACTTGCTCACAAAGTGGGCAAGCATCGCTTACAAAATGTTAGTTGATGAATTCGGATATGATCCGGAGAAAATCGCCACGTGGGAAAAATACCGGGCCATACCAATAGCATTTGAAAAACAACTCATAGCATCTAAATATATGCGAAAAGGGTTTATAGGTAAGGTAATGACATATGTAGCGGCTACAATAGCCGCTATTTTATTTGATGAAATGAGCGGTCAAAGACAATTCGCCGTATCGCTGGTATGGCTATATCTAGGCTCGTCCGAATTTTTATCTATTCTTGAAAACCTAAGAGACGGCGGCAACGTATCTATGGGGAAGTTTTTAGATTTAATTAGAACCAAAATTGAAAATAAGGTTAAATTATGAGGTGAAACATGAGGGGTATTGATGTAAGCGAAAATAACGGCGTAGTGGATTGGGGCGCGGTCAAGGCTAATGGCTTTGACTTCGCTATTATCCGCATCGGATATGGGCGCTGCAACTTAGATAGTGAATTTTACAACAACGTAAACGGCGCAATTAATGCCGGTTTGGCGATTGGCGTATATCATTATTCCTACGCTATGAATGAGGAACACGCAGCAGATGAAGCGGAATTCGTAATTAATACATTGAACGATGCCGGCTTGACTATTGACAAGTTGCCTATGGGCGTATGGTTCGATATGGAAGATGCTGACGATTATAAGGCAGAACGTGGCATGCCAACGGGGCAACAATTAACCAATATCTGTAGCGTGTTTATTAATAAGTTGTGGCAATCTGGGTACATTAATACAGGCCTATACGCTAGTTATGACTGGCTAGTGAATGTATTAGACGTTAGTCAATTAGGTGGTTGCGCTATCTGGTGCGCACAACTTAATAGCCAATGTGATTATGACGGTGCTAATCTATGGCAATATACATTTACCGAAAACATTGAAGGTAAAGAATTTGATGCAGATTTAGTATTGGATTGGCCTATTTAGGGGGTATTGTATGGATACTATCAAGCAATTCATAAAGGCGTATTTACCAGTTATCACCGTGGCATTACTTATGCTACTGGTGGTGGTTGCCGGCTTATTCGCCTATAACGTGATGCATACTAAAAAACTACAAGAGCCTGTACTTTTGAATCAAGCAATCGTAAAGAACCCACAGAAATTAGGGGAAGCCTTAAATGTAACGCCAAAGGTAGCAAAGGAAGTTATTGCATACAAGGAAACGGCACAACCAGTAGCAACATACTATACTAAGGCACCAACGCTACATGATGCGGCAATTATTACGAAAAACAATATTAAAGATAAATCGCCTAACATTCCAAAGGAAGCTATAGAAAAAAGCGACAGAACGGCTATAGTTGAAAATACAGATAAAAATAAGGTTGATGTGTATAAAATCAACCTTAATAAAGTACATCGTATTATGGGTGGCGTTACTGTAATGGAAACAGGGAAGGTATACGAAACTATAGGGTATCAAGCTGGCGATTTTCAAAGCCTAGCGCATTTTGAAGGTAAACATTTCAAAGGGGCCAGCGCTTTATATACATTTGCGAAATGGTAGGTGATCCATTATCTCCGCGCCGTGCGGTTCACGGCATACCGTTTTTTAATTAAAAGGAGTAAACTATATGAAAACATTTACATTTGAAGGTAAAGTCCATGAATTCGCAGAAGAAATCAACCCAAAACAAGATGGATTATATACGGCTACATTGACAGATAAAAACAACGTGCGGTGTGAAATGTGGTTTGTAAACGGCGAATTGAAACGCCTTGTTGAATTAGATT